GATCTTTTTCTTCAGTACTCTTAATTTTATTGGCTCCGAGGATGTGTAGTACGGCCAATACTTGTTTGGGTGAATTCGAGTTGAATGCCGGGCAATGCAGCATTTTACGGAGAATGGATACCTCCGTATCAATTTGAGTGTCCAATTGCTTACGAGCTTGTAATAGTTTCTGTTCATCTTGTTCAATTCCTGTCATTTCACTTAAGAGGCATGGAAATACAAGGGGAAACTCAAGCGAGTAGTTATGCCTGGCCCAATCCGGCATTTCAAGCATCTGCCTAATCCATACATTGGCCGTCGCCCAGCTATCAAGACAATTGTACTTATAGTATTCATAATGGTCTTGGGTTTCTGCCAAGTCTTTCCAATATACAACTTTACGGAGAAAGAATGCGTTAAGAAACGCCAAGTCTTTCGGGAGTTCTGAGTACCAGGAATGAAATAGATTGCAAGTATCCCAGAGCCAATTTTTCGTTGGTATTCCGTACCGCAGCTTGTATGCATTGTCGTATTGTCCATTCTGAAAAATCTTTTGATTAGGGAGTTCGCTGATCTTCCTGTACCAAGCTATTGCCCAGTCATCCAGCAAAGGAAGGCAGTAACTATTGGTATGAAACTTTCCCTTTACTAGGTGTACCGCTGTGAAAGAGACACACCTGATTGCAAGATTCTCTCTAAGGGTTTCAATGTCCTCTGCTATTGCATAGCTAGAAGCAAGATCGGCATAGACTTCTAGTATGGTGGAAGGTTCTAAGATTTTCCACGTCCACGCGAATGGCGTAGCTTCTGGCCAGTTCTCAGGATGCAATACCTTGCTTGCGAAACGAGACCATACGAATTTGCCGTGAGGAACTGTAACTATTGTGGCAACTGGAGGAACAAAGACAATCTCTAAGTTCTTGTGCGTGAATACGCTGCCTGCATAATCGCTAAGGGAAGGACTACTTCTTCCAGACCAGCCACTCTTTTCCAGAAGTTTCCTCAGTATGGTAGTAGAAGTAGAGACTACTGCGGTGATGTTATTCTTTGTGCAGTACATCTCAAGCTGCGTCAAAAGGGCTATAGGCTCACAGATTATGAACGTAGGTGTGCCGCCGAACACACTCTTTAGGTGCGGCAGATATTCTTTATCTTCGTAGGTGCCTAAAAAGAGTGCATTCATTTGTGGGTGTTAGAGTGGAGTTTGCCAAGTAAAGATGGAAGATACTCTGCCGAAGTTGAAATTATAGCTTGGACCAGGTTTTTTTGCTGCTCTAATCTTTGCCATTCGTTGTGCTCTGCATGTATTGCAAAGCTTTTCTCGCCGAGTATTTGTGTGCATGTATTCTAGTCCACACTTGCAAATCATCTTTACTTTCTTAATCTTCGTCGGTGCCGTCAAAGAGTGCATTCTACTTACTCCACAGTTACATCAAAGTGTGGATCAATTTGAAGGGAGAAGTGCTTGACTTCTGCGATGCCTGGAATAATCGTCAAGATTTGATCCCGGATTCTTACTGCGAATACATCTCCGCGATTCACAACTTCATGCACCATCGTACTCTTGAAAAGATTTTTTCCGGGAATAGCCCGGATATAGAAATCATTGTTGTATGTGAAAGCTTGCATTGCTAGATTCATGTAAGGGCACTCCGGAGTCTGTCTACGTATTGCTGAAGGTTTGCTCTTGTTTTCTGGCAGTTATTCAGTCGAGATTCCAAATCATGTATTTGCATCTCCATTTCATCTATGCTGTCTGTATCTAGTAGTCTTGCCATTAGACTGGCAGTGGCTGTATCTCCAAGAATGTATGCTCTAGCTTCTAGTTCTTCTATTGAAAAGTTTCCACCAATTATAGGCATATGAGAAGCTCCAAATAGGAAAACAAAGCGGCCCGGACAGCGGATCTTTTGAATCCAAAGCCGGGCCACTAGCTCTCTTTCTTACAGAACAGTGATTTCTACGATTGAAGTGTACTTCGGAATCGAGCCATCTTCGCGCTTCTTGCCACTTCTGTTGGAAGTAATGACCAAGCACTCAATTCCATCTTTTGCTACAGACAGTACATCTGCCAAACTTGTCAACTTGTAGTGCTCTGCAATTATTGCCGCCACTTTCTTGAATTCTCCTTGACCGAATTCATTGTCCAGCTGGAAACGAACATTGGATTCAGTACCAACTTCCATCGGCGGTTCAGTAGGATCAACCATTTCTTCGGTACTAATGAGCTTCATCTTACCAAGAATAACTGGTTCCGGCTTAGTTGCACCTTCCTTGATTTTGTCTGAGCGTGCCAGAGAGAAGGTGATTCTGTGTGCACCTGCTGCGAACGGTTTGAATTCAGGAACATCTGCCAAGTCTGAAACGGTTTGATTCAGAAGGGAGTCCATGTCGAACGTGTCTTTGTCGATTGAAGAAGTAGTCATGATTGTGTTTACTTTCAGTTACGTGGATCGAATTACTTCACTCCAATCGTAAGTAGGTACTGGGGAGTTGTCTTCCACATACGGATATTTTGGAGTAGGAACTTTAACTTCTAGTGTATGGTCTTGTTTAGCTGGGTCGTACAGTTTCCTTTCTTCTCTAAGATTTTGAGTTCTGTCAATTTGATTCGCTTTGTCAATTTGATTCTTCAGAGCTGTCAAAGATGCTAGATGAGCAGAAGCCGTTCTAGTTTCACACTCTGCGGCACATGCAGCATATCCTGCAACATCTACTTTAGAATCTCTGTGATTTGGATTGTACTTCAGTCGCGCCATTTTCATCAGAATCATCATGTGCGCTACATCAATAGGCGTGATCTTATGAACGCGTTCTCCTAGAAACCACATCCATACATTTGCAATGTCTTGAAAATTATTCTCTACTGATCCGTAGGCTGCATTTCTATCCTGAAGTACAGCTTGGGCTGCTGCATCTAACACTGCTTTTCGTGTGCTACTATCTAAGTCATGCATGATTACTTTCCTTTAGCTGAGTGGAGATTTGCTCTGATTCTTTCTAGAGCGCTGATACTAGATGATCCTGGAGTTTCTAATTTTTCCTCCTTTGGTCTGTCTGGATCAAATAAGTCTAAGAGATTCACTGCTCCGGACTTGTCATTCTCTAAGGCAATGCCAGTCCTAGAACCCGTAAGAATGCCTCCAGAATAAAGAGTAGAAGAGGCTGCAATATGTCGCCCATTTTTCACCTCACAGTAGATTACATCGTCGAAGAATTTAGCAAAGTTACGAGAGAAATTTCGTGATCCTGCACTGGGAACAACATGCTTCGGGTCATTTTCTTTCTTGGCCAGATCAATGTCATGCGCAATTACTATGATATTGAACGGTGCATTTTGTACGTGGGAATAGAAGGCTTCGTTTAACTTTCCTACGTTTCCCCAATCATCTGTCTGCATTTTATATTCTACTGGCTGGCCTTTGTTTACAAAACAAATACTTGAGGCGGTGAGTTGAGTGGAGCTATCAAAGACTACGATCGTATCGCTAGGATCACAGGCATTTAGTTCTACGGCTGTAAATGCGCCTTGTGTCTTCAAGCAAAGTGCGCAAGTATTTACTCCGTGAGCTTCACAGACTTTTGTTTTGGTTCCTTTGATGACTTGTAGGCATGTCTGGATAGCGACAGGAAAAGACGGAGTATCGGGTAGTGATATAAGTTCGATGTTTTCCTGCGATTCTTTCGGGAGCTGGAGTAGAGTTTTGTATCCACTTTCAAGATCAAACCAGATGAGTTTATATTTGGAGGCGAGAGTTCCAACGAGCTTTGTTTTACCTGATTTCGGTGGGCCATAGAGTAATATGTGGTGAACTATACTTTTAGTTTTGTCTGTGAGTTTCATAGTGCTTTCGTGAGTTGAGAGTCAATTAAGTTTTCCAGTGTTAGGTGAATGTCGTAATCTTTTTCTGCTTCTTTCTGCAAATCTTCGTAAGTGCAAGGTTTAGTTAGGTATCCTGTAGCAAGTTGGCATACATTCAGATACTTGCAATCTTGAAAGAAGCGAACGCAAGATTCTCCACGCATAGGAAATAAGTTTTCTTCTGCATACCACTTAATTATTTGAGTGTCAGAAAGAAGTTCCCTAATCCATTGTGCTCTTTGAAGATAAGTTTTCGTGAATGGCAGAATTTCAAACTCTTGTCCTTTAGTTTTGTAGACAAGATAGTATACTTCGTAGTGAGAGACTTCCGGAGCTATTACATCAAGAACTACACTATAACCAATGGCCTGGCTAGAATTCTTGAATGTTGCAGGATTTACGGTGCTGAGTCCTGTGGTTTTGCACTCAATTACTACGATTGCATGTGTTTCTTTGTGCTGCAATACTACGTCAATGTAGCCACGAAGTACAAAATGATCTGTAATCGTGACTCTGAATCCTAATTCAATCGCAGGTTTGTCATTATATTGCAAGACTTCATAGTAGGCAAGGAACCCACTAGCTCGCATGTAGAAGAATTTCTGCAAAGCTATTAGGGCTGACCAGAAACTTTTATCTGCTTTAGTATCTTCTGCCATTAAAGGTGCAGTCCAACCAAGGTATGCTTCCCAAACTACTTTTTGCCAGTTTTCGCCTGCAAAAATATTTGCAATTCCTGTCCCTACAGTGTGTCCAAAAGCAAAGGTGATAGATTGTTTTTCAGACTGATTTTGAGCGAAGGTGGTTTTCTTTCGCTCAAGTTCAAAATATCTTGGGCAGGAATGTAAGTTGAGGAGGCCGCTGTAGGATAAATCGAGAAGCCGTGGATCAATTCCTCCAGGATATTCTGATTCTGGGATAATAGTTCTAGAAGCTTCTTTTGAGTCTCCACTGAGATCATTTGTATTCGTAGTGTCCAACACCATATTTGATAATAGTGCGTCGAGATCGAATTCTTCGGTAGACATTCTGTTATCTTTGTAAGTAGTGGGCCGTAGATTCTTCGTTCAAAGGGTTCAGGAGAAAGAGAGATTGAAAGATCAAGTGCGGAGGCTAGAATTCCATATTGTCTAGCTGTAATATAGCCTGTAAGCATGGAAAGAGAGACTAGCGCACGCTCTAAATCCTTGTTAGGACTAGTCAAATCCAAGGGCTGATGCTGCATTTGCTTTGATTTTTGCAATTCCAGTTTTCTGTGCTGCTGGCTTAGTAACACTGGCCGCTAGGAATACTCCTTTGTGAATCTCTATTCCTGCTACTACTTGAGAGATTTCTTCTGGACTCAAAAGTAATACCTGTTCCGGCTGCTGCTGCAATGCTTGCAGAATTTGAGAGAGCAGAGATGGAAGTGTAGGATGTTTTGTGAGAATGATTGCTTCAAGAGAAGCTACTTTCTCTCTGAGTTGATCCATTTCAGATAGTGCGGTTGCCATTAGTGGTATCTCCGATAAGCTCCACATACTGAACAAGTATAAGTTGTTCCCCAAGAATTTGAGTGTTGCTTCACTAGATTATTGCAGAATTCAAAGGGAAGGCACTCTGTATGCGGTAGAAATTCTATTTCTTCTTCAACTATTTGAAGTCTAAGTGCTGTCTTTATATTTTGTGCAGGAGCTGGTTTATAGGAGGAGGGCTTTTGTTTACTCGGCATTAGATAATTTCCTTCTGTATTAGAATCCACTCTGAAACTTTGATTTCATCTTGCTTATCTGAATCTGGTGCAGCAGTTGTAATACTTTTAATTTGAGAAAGTGGAAACCACTGAGCTTTAGGTTCTACGTCTACAGGCGCACCATTGATTCCCTCTATTTCAAACTTCAGTGCCTTTGCTGTCTCGCCAAGATTCTTGCCTTGCAATGTATAGTCCATTTTAGTTTCAATCCTATTCGTTGGTTTCAGGTAGGAAGCCGAGTTTCTCGGCCATTGA